AAAAGATACCCATTTGAAACTATATCTAATCCTATTTGATCCATCCATTCAGGATAGTTCTTCCCTTTAACCCAGTGGGTTGTGTCTACGTGTACGCTCATGTTGTTAATTAATTTTTATAGGTCTGACCAATCTGAAGTTGATTTGGCATAATCTGTTACTCTTCCTGCGAAGAAATCTTGGTGTGTTTTTCCTGATGTTAAATGACCAAACCATTCCATTTGTTTTAGTAGGTTAGGATCAATATCATTATAAACTGCATTATAACCTAATTCAATCATTTTTTCATTTGAGCGAGATTTAATAAAGTTTTGTAATTGAGCTCTGTTTAAACCTTCTACTTCACCCATTTCAAATGCTTTTTCAATAAAATCAAATTCTAATTGTACTGATAAATGACATGCTTCTGTCACTTTATTTCTTAATTCTTCGGTGTTGATTTCAGGTACTTCATCTATTAAAGTTCTAAATAACCAACATCCAGCTTTTGAATGTAATGATTCATCTCTTACACTCCACTCAATTATTTGCCCTGTACCTTTCATTAGATTTCTCAGTTGAAAAGACATTAAAATTGCAAATGAAGAGAATAAATTAACACCCTCCGTGAATGCAGAAAATATAGCTAAAGATTGCGCTTTTTCACTTAGAGTTCCCATTGGAGTTTCAGTTAATCGCTCAATTTTACTTAAAGCTGCTTCATCTTCTAAAAATGCTTTAAAATCTTCTAAATCTAAGGCTTCATTTAAACGAGCGTACGCTTGGGCATGAATTGCTTCAAATGAACCAAAAGTAGAAGTCATAGCTACAATTTCAGGTTTAGGAAACCATTGAGAGACTTTAGAAGACCAGTAATCATTTACATGCACTTCTGTTTGTGCAAATGATTTTAAAATATTACCGATTAAGTTTTTTTCGGATTCTGTAAGTTTTTGTTTCCAATCGTTTAGATCGGATGCTAGAGGTACTTCATCTGCTAGCCAGTGTGAGCGTTGTTGATCTAAATAAAAATCGAATGCTTCTTGATATTCGAACGGTTTGTAGAAATCTCTTCTATCTATTAATGACATATTTTTTAATTTTTAAAGACGTGGTTATAAATATTATTCAGATCCATTGCTTAAACTAAAGTTTTTGAATAGATCACTCATTGCATTCTTCTCATTAGAGGTAATTCCTCCAAATTTAGATGCAGGAGCTTGTGGTTGATTTTTGTAATCTTCAGTATCATCATACTCTCCTAACACTTCAATATGACCACAAGAAGTATCAATATTGACATTATAAGTCATACCATCTGGTCCGTAACGATTCTTTTGAATGTGCCACCTTCCTGTACCTTCAGTTTTGTCTTTCTTTAATCTTGATTGAGACATACCAAAATCTACAATGGCTTGTTTTTCATATGAACCTGCTGATTTATCACCTTCAACGATTTCATCTTTAGCACCTGCTCTGTTTACTTGTGAAACAGACCAGATAGGTAAATTTAATTCTTTAGCTAAACCTTTAGTTCCATAATGTAAATCATCAATTTCTTCCTTCTTTTCCTTACGGCGTGAAGGTGGTTTTAATAAATCAACATAATCAATTAAAATTAAATCAGGTGAAAAACCTAAATCCATTGTTTTCTGAATATGTGATTTGATTGTGGTTAAAGATGCTCCTTTAGCAGGATATTCTTTAATAATGATATTATCATCATATTCCTCTAACATTTCTTTAATTTTATCTTGGTAATTGTGAATGTCACTTACAGAAATACCTGTGTAATAAGCATCATATCTTTTACCAACATAATCTTCACCTAATTCTAAAGTGTAATGAATAACTTTATAACCTAATGAACCAGCAAATGCACCTAATGCTACTAAATCCCATGATTTACCACCACCAGGACCACCATAAATTAAACCATAATCACCTCCACCTAAACCACCTTGTAATAATGTATTTAATACAGCCCAAGGTGTAGGTACTACTTTTCTACTTGATTCTCTATAACGAGATTCAATATCTTTTTTGTACTCATGACCTAGATTTTTATCAGCACCTGCTTTTAAAGCATTATCTATTAGTAATCTAATATCATCGTAGTGACCACTTTTTAATAAATCTACTGAATCTATTAGAGCGTTTTTTAGTAATTGGTTTTTACAAAAGTTAGCAAATTCCTCTTCAACATACTCTTGATCATCATATTGGGTAGTGTAAACTAACTTTAACTGTTCTTTTACAGCTGTTTGTAAAATATCATTGTCTATCTTTTTAACTTCAATCTTTAAAGTATCTAAGGTAGGTGTTGTATGATATTTATCAAAATAATTTAAAGTTTCGGTTAAAACCCATTTATGACCAGGGTGTTCGAAATGGCTATCATCAATAATGTCTCTGACATTAAGTAAAAATGCTTTATTTTTTAGTAAAGAACTAATTACTTTTATCTGAAAATTAGGACCGTAATCCTTAAGGGACGCAAATGCAACCATTTATATAACTTTTATTTTGTGTGTTTGTAATTTGTAAGATACGAAAAATTATTCTGGATCCAAAATTCTATGTTGGGAGATATTTGTCTTTCTAGTAAATCTGATTTGTGTAACTGTAAGAATCTTGCTTGGTTTAAGTTATAAGGTTCTTCATTTATTAGGTTTTCTAATACAATTTCATCAGGTTCAGGAATGTTTGGTTCTTCTAAAGACATTAATTGCTCATTAATCATCAGTTGTTGTCTAAAATTCCACACATTACCATAAATTCCGTTTTCTTCATGACTTTCTAGACTTTTTGTAATAATTTCCTTTAAAGTTACTTTTTTATCTCCTGTAATTTCAGGAAATAATTTGTATAACTTTTTAGGACCTAATCCTTTAACTCCAGGTAAATTATCAGAACTATCACCCATTAGTACTTTATAATTAATAAAATTTTGAGGCCATAACCCATATTCATCAAATACTTCTTTAGGACCATAAAATTTCTTTTTAATAGGAGAATATACTTGTACAGTATCACTACACAATTGTAAAAAATCCTGATCGGCTGACATTATGATAGAGGAATCAAATCTAGGGGCTAGATAACCAATTAAGTCATCTGCTTCTAATTTATCTCTAGTTATAATGCTAATGGGTAATGTTTTTAAATAATCGATTAATCTTAACATTTGTTGAGATAATGAAGCAGATTCATCAGCTAAATCATCAAATGAAGACCAATTTGTAATTCTTTTTATTTTACGATTACCTTTATAATCAGCATACAAATGTTTTCTATTTGTAGTATTCCCTTCACCATCAAAAACACAAATTACTCTAGTAGGTTGTACTAAATTAACTACATAAGCTAATGATCTTAAAAACCCAATCATACCTCCAACGTGTGTTCCTTGTGTGTTTGTACTGTTTATAACAGCGAATGACCTTAGGAAAGTATTCATACTATCCACTAACAAGACCCTACTATTTAAATGTAGGGCCTCACTTTGTGAATCTTCTTTTATATTGTTTAAAAGATCTTTATAATCCATAATTAAATTTCGGATGTATCCACTCCTAAAAAGTCAAGGTTTTCTTCTTCAACGATATCAAAATCATCGCTTCCTAAGATACTAGCCCAGTTTTTAGAGTGTTCTTTTTTATATTTGTTTATCTCATTAGGTGAATTTTTAATAAACCCGTGAGCAGTACTTACAATAGTACCTTTGGCTGTTACACCTGTTACGTGATTTTTATCACAAGATACTTTTGTTTTAAGAGCAAATTCAATTTCCTTACCGTTTTTAGTAGCTTTTACTTTTTGAGTACCAGGACTAGTTACGTTACCAAAGGTAATAATGAATGAGGCATCGAAAAACATACTGTCGCCGCCTTTATTCCTGAGTTTTGGCTGAGCCATTGGCATAAGTGCTGGTTCAACCCATACTTTGTTTACACAGAGCATTGTGTTAGTATAGGATTGTGATTCTTTGCGAGACATAATTAATCTTTGATTGATAAAATTAGCAAATTGTTGGGACATAGCACCTGCATTCCACATTGGTGAGTTAGAGTTTTTCTCAATACTCATTTTACATGGAATAGATCCAATTGAATCCCACAAAAATAACAAATCATAAGGTAAATTACCTTTCTTTTGCTCGTCTAATAAATCAGCCATAAATGCTGCTACATCTTCGATGCATTGTAAAGATTCTCTATCTGCGTAAATAAAGAAACCTTTATAGTCTTTATTACCATTTTCATCAATAGTTTCACCTAAATCAAATCCCATTGCAGACCAGTGTTCCCAACTATGTTTCATCTCAGTGATGATTATAATAGGTAGTACATTAGTTTTTTGTGCTTCAATTGCAGCTTCAATTAATAATGTAGTTTTACCTGTATTACTGTGACCTCTAACTAAAGTAATATGTCCTTTAGGAATACCAGGCATTTCTAACATTTCAGAAACGGGTTCAGTAAATTTAATCCACGCTTGTGGTTTAAAATTAGATGAACTTTGTCCTAGATTTTTACCTTTTTTGAACTTATCAAGTGAGAAAGTCCCAGTAACTGCCTTTCCGATATTACCGGAAAGGCTTTCTGTTTTTTTACCGGCCATAAATTAATTAATTATCACCAAATAAGTCATCAAACTCATCAGCGGTTGGGATTTCTTTTTTAGCTGGGAATGCTTTATTCGCAACTGGTTTTTTAGTATCTAATTCAAATTTAGATGCTGATGGTGGTGATGGTTCAAAATCCATAGCAGGACCATCCATTATACCACCTTCTTCTTTAGCTTCTTCTTCTGGGTTTAACCATTCAGCTAAAAATTGTTTAATTTCTTCAAAAGTGTATTTTTTAGAAAATGAAGTTGGGTCTGGTTGTGTTTCTAACCATTTGTTTAACTCATCATTATCATTACATAATGGTGTAGTTTTTAAAGCAGGCATAATACGAGATTTATTGTACTCGGTTCCTGTAGTTTCAGGTCCTACTGTTTCAATTTTCATATCTCTACCTTCCATAATATCGGTAAAATCTCCGATATCTTCATCAGCAGCTAATGATAGTAATGATTGATAAATTTCCTTACCAAATTCCCATAAACGTACTCCTTTGTCTTCTTCACCTCTAACAATAACAGGGGCAAAAACTCTCATTTTTGGTTCAAGTTTTTTAGCTAATTTCCAGTTTTCAGGTTCTTTAGTTTTACGAAGTTCTTTAGAAAATTCGATAATTGGGTCTTTTTCACCAAAGTTTGAAGGTGAAATAATTGTTCTTTTTCCGATTCCATAATGGAAATATAATTCTCTAAATGGATTTTCGGGGTTGTACTTTGAAGGAACAAACCTTACTAAGGCTTTTCCAACTGTGGGTTTCCAAAAGCTTAATGCTTTTTCATTGTTTTTCATGCCACCTCCTTTAGGTGCGGATAGGGCATTCAACTTGTTTTGAATCAAGTCTAAATTCATAACTTTTTAAATTTAAATGTTAAAACTAATTTATGTGACCGTAAATATAATAAAAATAATTCAGGCAACCAAATATTTTTACAAAGTAATTATCTTGTAAATTTTTGTATCTAATCTTCTTAACTCACCTGCGTGTGTTAATAATATGCAATTTTTATAATCAATCCAATTAATTGTAAATGAAGTATCTAATACTCCACCATTTAATGATTTGATTAAATCATTTAAAGCATTAATAGTGTAAAGGGTATTTGATTCCTTTTTTCTATGTAGTAAAATTGTATTACCTAATAAACCATTAGTCATGTTGTTATGATCTATGTTATAGGTGCAAACGTATTCCTCTGTAGAGGCAACGTATAGAACAAATATCTTATTAAATAAAATTTTGTATTGGGTTTGTATATTGGATAAAGTACTTTCCAAGTCGTTTTTACTTGAAAATGTACAAAATAATTTGTTCATGTCTTTTAAATCTGGGTAGGTGACATCTATGTCATACTGGAAATAAATATATGAAGGGTCTATAACCTGTGTGTTAATCATAACTTTTATTTATAATTTATTTAAATTATTGTAATCTGTTCCATAACTCGCATTTATTTTAAATCCGAATTCATTTTCTAGTAAATTTTTAATTTCTTTTAATACCTCCTTCCCATCTTCTCTGCTATAATCCACTAAAATCGAATCATACGTGTATAATATAATATTACTTTGTTTACCTTCCAAGTACCTCAACACATTTCTTATAGATATTACGTTATAAAAAGTCTCCCCTGATTGTATAATGTAATTTAATAGTTTTTGAGGTGTTGGGTTCTCAATATGAAACAATTTTCTCCCTCCTACTAAATGTATATATCCCAGGGAATTAAAATCTTGATATATTTTATCTGTATATTGTTTTACCTTAGCAAAAAACGGTATATCTTTGTATTGCTCAAACACTCCTCCATATAGTTGTTTGAATGTCAATTCTTTAGAGGCT